GTACTCTGGCCCGAACAATGGCCTTACGAGAGGCTAATGGCGAAGAAGCGTTCAATCGGAACTATCCGCTGGAAGAAGCAGTTCCAGAACGATCGTAATGCGCAGTCGGGTCGAATGTTAAAGACAGAGTGGTTGAACTTCTACGGCGATGTACACGATGTCAAATTACCGCCGTTAGACCACATGAAAATATACATCGGTATCGACCCAGCAATAGCGGATGACAAGCAATTAGCTGAAGAAAAAGATCAAGACTACTTCGCTGCAGCGGTACTTGGACATCACTCGCAAAGCAAGCGCAACTTCCTGATCGAAATGTTCCGAGACAGACTAACCCTAGGCGAACAGTTGGACAAGATAAAATACTTCCACGAACGTTACCGACCATGGCTAGTTGCAATTGGCATTGAGTCAAATGCGTACCAGAAAGCTTTAGCACAAGCGGCGTGGGCGTTAGACAGTTTACCGCCGGTAAAACAGGTGATGACCACGAAGTCGAAGGTAACGCGATTTGAAGCGTTATCGGTCCATTTTGAGAACAAGCGCATTTGGATCCCTCCAGATGCACACGAGTTTATCGACGAGTGGACCGACTTCCCTGAAGGAGCACACGACGATACGATCGACGCGTTAGATATAGCAGTCAGGACGATGGAAGGTAAGCCAGCGTCGGTGCTCTCCAAGCGAGAGAAGGATATGCTAAGGAGGCTGCGAGTTTATGGGTCTGCCAGATAAGCTAAAAATAGCAGGATTTGAGATACCAGTAACTGAACGAAAAGAATTGGCTAGACAAGCAAGTATATTCGGGGCTTTTGATCCAATGAAAATGACCATTGAAATTGAAAAGGATCTGTGTGATCAAAACAAGAGTGAAGTTCTAATGCATGAAGTAATTGAGGCGATTAACAGTATATATGACTTGGGAATGTCCCATAACGCTATACAAGTTTTAGGAGTGACATTACGGCAGTTTTTGTTAGATAATAATATTGAATGGATGGTGTAGATTATGAGTAAAGGGAGGACCAGTTGGTTAAGAAAGTTCATAGGCGAAATGGGATCGAAGTTAAGGGAGACCTTACCGTCTGGATTACTATTCCGTAATTTGCGTTGGTCCTCTAAGTATACTCTGGATTCTTCCCGTGTTGATTACACTAAGACTAAGGGTCTGTATCATAACACTTTAGATGACTACAAGCTTGGAGCAGGTTTTGCCCGTCCTATTATCGATACTACGGTCGGTTTTATGGGTATTCCTACTATAAACAGCGATGACGACAATGCTCAGACGTATCTGGCCGAGTATTTCGAGAGGTGGACGGGTAAATTAGTGCGCATTTTACGTAATGCAGTTCGCGACGGTGATATATTTGTAAGACTTGCTCGGGTAGACGAAATAGACAAGCAGCTCTACAAGAGCGATGCACCGCGGATTGAATTGTTTTTAATACCTCCTGGTAGAGTTACTCCTATTCTGGATCCTGAAACCGGAACAGTTAGCAAGTACATTATCAAGACAGACATTGAGTATACCGACGAAGAAGGTAGAACCCGTAAATACACTCACATCGAGACCATAACTCGCGAAGAAATAACGGTGAGATACGAGGGTCCGGATATTCCGCCAGGAGTTCAGGGAAGTACTAAGCCGAACACTTGGGGCTTCATTCCGATCGTACATTTTAAAAACGAACCCGAAGAAGACGAGATATATGGGCGTTCTGATCTAGAACCTGTGGAGCCGTTCTTAAAAGCCTATCACGACGTTATGCTCCATGCTCTACAAGGTTCTAAAATGCACTCGACGCCGAAGTTGAAACTTAAGGTATCTGACATAAAGTCCTTCCTTGAAAACAACTTCCCCGAAGAAGATCTAGAAGCCGGGGAAATTAGCATAGAAGGCCGCGAGTTCCTGATATTCAAGGACGAAGAAGACGCCGAGTTTCTTGAGGTCCAAAGTGCCATTGGTAGTACAACAGATCTGTTGAAGTTCCTGTTCTTCTGTATCGTTGATGTCAGTCAAACACCAGAGTTCGCGTTTGGTACGGCGGTACAAAGCAGTAAAGCCTCAGTTAGCGAGCAGATGGTACCGCTCATTCGAAAGATTATCAGGAAGCGCGAGCAGTTCGAAGACGATTTCAAGATGTTGGCTCGCATGTTACTAGCAATGCTAGAACAGGCTGGCGTAGCAACGTTCGAGAGCTATGAGACTTACCTTATTTGGGACGAGATCAACCCAAGAGACGAAAAGCAGGTCGCCGAGACGCTCAAAACCACCGTTGAAGCGTTGCAGATCGCACTTGAAAGCGGCCTGATGGGCCTTGAGTCCGCGGTGGATTACCTGAGCGAAATCGTGCCTACTATGATGAAGTACATCAGTGATGACCCTGAAGTTCCCGGTGAGCGTGACAAGATTATTCGTACTAAGATATTGATGAGGCGCCTGGATGACACTGAGATCTTAACACAAGAGCTAGAAGAACTAGAACGCGAGGCCGAACGCAGACGAAAAGAAGCTCTAGGGTTAGGAGAAGGTGACGGAGAATGAGAGAGCGCTTGGCAAAACTAACCCTAGCGGAAATTCGCGAAGCGATGAACCCTGAGTTTTACGACTACATGGTCGGGGCGCGTAAAAGGTTTGTACAAACCCGGTTACACCAAGAAACACAGATAATGCAGCTCTACAAAGAAGCCGGAGAGTGGATAGCTAAAGAGCTAAGAAGTACAGGTCCAGGTAAACTGAAAAGAGCGCAACTGGAAATGTTGAGGATTTCGTTAAAGCAAGAAGCTGCTCGATTAGAAACGGGTTTAGCTACCATTATAAAAACCAACATGAAGGCTTCGGTCGACGCAGCAACCGAGCTGTCGAGGTTAGTAGCACACGATTTGCTCCTAGGCGTAAAGGACGAGTTGGGAATTGATCTGACACAAGTAGATCAAGCATATATCAGAGTAAACACTGCCGCAGTCCAGGCTTTGTGGGCCAGAACGTTGAAAGATGGGTTGAAGTTGAGCCAACGAATTTGGAACATCACGAACAAGAATAAAGAGGTTATTGAGAACATCATTGCCGACGCTATTGTAAGAGGACAAGATGCTTTCCAAACCGCCAGGGAGTTGCGAGGTTACTTGAACGGGGACGGTACGATTTCAAGAGCGCTAGTTCGCAGAGCTAAAGAGGCGGAGAAGCGTTATTACGTTCCCAAGGATGTTCGGTTCGAAGCGCTGCGCTTAGCAAGATCGGAAACAACCTTTGCATTTGCCGAAGGTACTTACTTAGGAGGTAGAGTAAACCCAGGGTATCTGGGCATTAGGTGGGTTTTGTCAACAGGACATCCGATGCCCGATATGTGTGACGACTTTGCTCAGGGTACGGACGGTAAAGGGTTCTGGCCTAAAGGAGATGAACCACCTGTACCGCATCCGCAATGCTTATGTATACAAGTTCCACAGTATGAAGACCCGTTAGAATTCGCAGAACGGGCACGCGCATGGTATAAAGACCCAGCTGCAGATCCTGAGCTAGAGAATTGGTACAAGAATTTCTATTTGAGAGGTGCTGCTTAATGGTAAGGAGTTTAGGGCCCGGAAAGCTACCGAAAGGTATGCAACCTGATGAACCTGTTATAGAAAGTAGTAATTCCGGTCCGACGCTACAATTCAACAACTATGCAGGCAAGCTACTTCAAGCAATTCATAACATAAGTGGTGTGAGTTTCGAAGTAAGGCAGTTACAAGTAAACGAAGATCAGGGCGCTCCTCCGGTAATACAACTAATGTTAGTTGTCAAGGAGGCGGAAAACAATGACGAAAAGGAAAAAATTGGTAAGGACTAAAAACGGTAGACTTGTAGCAAAAGACCCTAAGACAGGGAAGTTCGTTAAGAAGAGGGGGTGATATAATTGGCAGTTCTGGGTGTACAAGAGATTACTACTGACGGCCTGAATCCTTTGCTTGTAGCTGCAGACCCCGCAGGAGATGAGTTTCCTAACGACGGCAAGACGTTTTTCAGAGTAGATAATGGCTCCGCGGCCGGCATTACCGTTACTTTTAACTCACAAAAGCCCTGTAATTACGGGTTCGACCACGACGTCCAAGTATCAGTACCCGCAGGCGAGAGCATGCTTGTCGGTCCCTTCGAACCTAACCGCTTCAACAACAGCAACGGGAGAGTCGAGGTTTCATATAGCGATGCTACCTCTGTTACCGTTGCTGCAATTAAGATTTGAAAGGGGGTGAAATAAGTGCCTACGAGGTTTACGATAAAGAACACGACAGTGTCCGGTCGAGCTTGGGGCGACGTTGATAAAACCAGGCTCAGGAATATTCTAGTTCAAGGTTTAGAAGAGGGAGCACAAGGTGTACGCGAGGCAATTCGGGAAGTGTACGCTGTAATCAAAAGCGAGAACCTGGAAGATGCTCCTTCTCAGAACTGGTGGGGACCTCACCACGAAGTCCAGGATGACGGTACGGTCGTTCTGAACAAAGGTGGGGTTCAAGCTGCAGCGGCTGCTTTAGCCGGTGCGGGAGCTGAGCCGGATTTGGACAGAAGTCAACTTCGTTCTGCTGCCCGACATATATTGAGGCATTATCGTGAGCATCTTGAAGAAGAACCCCCCGAAAGCTTACTCGAATTAGCCGGCGCAGGAGAAATGAGCCTCCTGGCGGGTATTAGCGGAGAAATGTCGGTAGACGAAATTCCTCTAGCGAATGGGGTAGACTTAGAAAAGCTGAAAGCTGGTGACGACGATCCACTAGAGGTTGTTGTCGAAATTGAGTCAGGTAAAAGTAAAAGAGGCTGGAATTACACCAAGCAGACATTACAAAAAATAGTCGAGCAGGTTATTAGGAACAGCCCGAACGGCTTTTTAGGGCACCAAAAACCTGAGGAAGTTTCAACTGAATTCCCGGACATTGCGACGCATTGGATTGGTGCTAAGTTCCAGGACTTTGGAGACAAGGCTAAGGCATTCATCAGGGGTTATGTTGACCCAAAGTTCAAGGATCTAAAGCGCTGGATTCGGGCAGGTCGTATTAAACAGGTTTCCATTTTTGGAATGCCGAAGTTGAAGGTCTCAGCTAACGGTGAAACTGATGTAGTTGACTACCAATTGCTATCGATCGACTGGACACCGAAGGATCGCAACGGTATGCCGACGCGTGTCGTTGCTATTTCAGGTGAAATGGTCGATTGGGTAGGCGAAATACAAACTAATTCAGGAGGTGAACCAAAGGTGAACAAAGAGGAAGTTTTAAAGGCACTCAGGGGCATGATTGCTAGCGGAGAAATTAAGAAGGAAGACCTCGGTCCGATTGTTGGCGAGATGTTCAAGTCACCAGCTGTAGGTGAAATGACTGAGGTCCGTCAACTGCTGGGTCTAGACGAAGGGGGTGATGTAAAGGGAGAGATCAGCACACTCATCGATAAGGCTAAGAAGTTTGATGAAGCTCAGCACAAAGAGTTGGTAAACAAGGTCCTAGAGAAAAAAGTTGCTTCCAAGGCAGCTAGGGCTATTGTCGGTGAAATGCTCAAGGTGGACATCGGAGCTACTGAAGAGCAGATCGCTGGGGAAATCGACAAACTCTTGGCCAAGGACAGTGTTAAGGAAGCCATTAGTATGTTATACATTGACAATCCGCCACCCAATCCTAAAGGCAGGGTAGGACAAGGTGCCAAATACACTCGCGTAAGACGCGTAAGTATTTAAGGAGGTGAACTAAATGGTTCAGGAGATTAAAGCTTATCCCGTAACCACTACCTACGGGACGAGAGGTAAAGTAAGCGACGGCAAGTCAGTAGAAGTTACTGTTCCTCAGAACACCACGATCGAGGCCCATAAGTTCTATCTGCTTGATGGGTTCCTCGGAATGGCTATGGAGGATGTAACCACTGGTGCTGGTGAAACCAGTAAGGTAGCTCTCAGCATCGAACCTGCTGAATACGAAACCGATCAGATTGATGTAGCGGATGCTTTCAATGCCGGAGACAAGGTATATTGGGACTCCGCTAACAGTCGCTTTACTACGGTGGCTACTGACGGTTTCTTCGCAGGTATTGTTACCAAGGCCAAGGATGCTAACAAAGTCGTATGGTTGTGGTTCGCACCTCAACAGCCGGCGTTTGAGCAGGGAGTTGCGGTTGCCGATATTACTACTGATATGTCTGCGGACGCCAATGACAACGAGCTGAAGAACAAAATCAACGAGTTGCTGGCTGCTCTCAGGGCTGCCAACCTGATTGCAACTTAATGAAAATTAGGAGGTGAAATCAAGTGTCTAAAATTGTAAGCATTGAAACTCTTAGGGAAGAACGTAGAAAAGGTGAACATCGTATTGCTGGGTACTATCTACCTCCTAAGAGTCGCGAAGGCCAGGAGAAGATAGTAGAGAGCAAGATCATCAACGGTGAAATGGAGGTCCTCGAGCTCTCCAAGCCCCTCGGAGAAATGATTACTTCTAGTGACGCAGCTGAAAAGCTTTTGAGGAAGGTAACTCTGGACGTTGAGCTAGGTAGAGCTGGAGTTCCTACCGTGTATGGCCCTATTTACGAGACCTTTGTGGATAGAAACTTCCCGAAGGTACTCGACGCTAAGTGGGCTCAGTACGGAGTGGTAGTGTTCCTTGAGCACATTGAGGGTAAAGAAGTTACGTTCGGAGCACTTGCTACGGAGCAGGGTCCGACCGCTAGGATCCAGACTTACGCTGCGGGTTTCGAGTACACGGAGGATATGGTAGAGTACAATCAGAGCTGGGAGCTTGAAATGCTCAACAGAGCATTTGGCGAAGCTTACAACGCTCTACTTAACCACATCCACTTGTACCCAATCCTGATCGGCCCGAATGCTGATTACCGCGACCCCGGGTACGATGCTGTAAGAAATCAGACCGCCGTTGTGTACAAGAAATTCGATGGGTCTGACGGTACTAGCAGTGATTACGACAGAACTCTTACCATTAGAGCTACTTTGAAGCAAGCGCTGAAAGACGCTGCTAACGCAGGTAGGCCTGGTAGCGTTCTGTTAGCTAACTCTGCCAACCAGATTGACCTGGAAGACGCTATGTCGCGTATGGTTATCGGCGGAACGCAGTACCCAGCACTTAGCGGCATCGACACCATCGTCTACTATGACGGTTGGGAAATTCAGGTAGGAAAGAAAACCTACACTTACCAAGGAGTACCTACCAACCGGCTGTACCTGATTAGGCCTCGTCGTGGATTCAAGGAGCTTGTCAAGCACGACCTTATCATCGACGCTTCTCAGGCGGATCTGAGCAGGCTCATTGAATCCCAGATCGTAGGTAGAGCACGTCGCGGAGTATTTGCCGCCGTTCAGGAGAACGTCCAAGAGATCGTCCTACCGTAAGGCGGTGATATAAATGGCAACCGCCGAAGATAGACAATGGTTAAGACGGGCGCTCGATGAAAGGATACCCGAAGGGGGCACTGAGAGCGATACCCGTTTTACCGATGCGGAGCTTAACGAGCTCTTGGATGCAAATCCTAACAAGTATCTAGCTGCTGCTGAGGGCTGGATGCTGAAGGCGGGGTTTCTACAGAGCGAACGGGCTGGCCTTGAGAAGTACAAAGCGGGCGACGAAAGCTACGATTATGTCCGGCTGAAAGACGCCTACGAACATGCGATAAACATGGCGAATTACTACCAAAGGAAAG